TTTTTAGATGGTTCACTAAAACTTAATTTGTTATTTTTATCTATTGTGACTACTGTACCTTCTCTATACAAATTACTATTAAAACCAGGTTTTACTTTTAGTAATGCTTCTTCATCTTTTTCATTTCCAATAATAAATGATTGTGAAGTTTTACCTTTTGATATTGTTTCAAATTCTACTTGTTCACTTAATGGTTTACCATCGTCAAATAATTGAGGTGTTTTTATTGCAATCAAACTATTATCTGCACCTTTTTGAAATGATACATTAGGAGACGTTGCTTTTTTATATTGAAACTCTGTCATTTGATCAGCCATAAAATTCTTTTTACCTTGCCTAGAACCTGCCGATACTGCTCCTGCTATTTGGCCCATTGTAGGCGCAATAGGTTGCTTACCTGTCAAAGGAGCTAACATTTCTAAAATACCTCTACGTCTTGCAGATACCATAGGGTCTGCACTCATTAACATGTCTAAAATACCCATTACATTAATGCTCCTAATAATCCTCCACCAATAGCAAAGGCAGGGTTTGTCATATTTAACATACTTCCTATTTCTGCACCTGCTAAACCACCAGAGAGTAATCCTGCTGCTAAGTTACGTTGTAATGGTTGCATTGTTGTAGAAGTTTGACCATACGAACCACCTGTTGCAGCTTGATAATTTCTTAACTTTTCATATGGAAGCATTTGTTGGTATTGATACCTATTCATTGCATCAGCCAAAGCTGCTTCTTGTAAACCTTCTCTCTCTGCTCCTACTTGACGTAATCTATAAATATCATCGTAATCTGTTTGAGCCATTTGTGGAGCTGCCATTAATGCGTTTTGCATATTTTGACGTTCCATTTGATAATTAGGCGCATAGACTTGTGTTGCTAAATCTCCTAAAGCACCTGCTAACACTTCTTGGTTAGCACCACTACCTAAACGTCCTGCTTTCGAAAATTGAGATTGAACTCCTGCTGTAACGTCTCCTGCCATTTGATTGTATAAATCTTGAATAAATGGATTAGATGTTGGTGTTAGGTATTGTCCTTGCGCTTGTTTTAATAATTCATTTTGAGATTGCTGTAATAAAGGCGAACCAGTTAATGCTCTATTTTCTGCTGCTGTTAATGCTGCATTTGTTTGTGGCGAAAAATCCACGTATGTTTGACCAGGAAAATAATTTGGACCTGTTGCATTATACAAATCCTCTGCACGTTCCATACCTTTTGTTAAATAAGGTAATTGAAACGCAGGTGGTTCTGTATTTGTAACTGTTTTAGCTGTACCTGCTCCTTTACTCATTTTTTAATTCCTTCATTAATATTATGTGTTTTTGTTTGTAGTCTTTTAACCATTTTACCCAACCTTTACGTCCAACTAGCTCAATCCGTTGGCAATTGTTTTGTTTAGCCCATTGTTCAATTTGTTCCTTCATAGGATTGAACCAGACTTTCATATTAGTACCTCCTGCCAAAAAATATCGGCAAGATCGTAATTGAGGATATTCTATTATTTCTGTAATAATAGCTGCTTCCACAATGTTTGTTTTTGTATTCCACGAAATCCATAACTGCATCTTTTGTATTAAAAGGCTGTCAAAGACATCTTTAGGTTTATAAGCATAACCATCTATCTCTAATGGTTTGTTAAGAAGGGGTTCGATTTGTTTCCAAATTAAACCCACTTCTTGGGGAGGAACGTAACTTATTTGATTATCCGAAGATTGCGTAACCGAATGTTTGATCTGTGTTTCCTGAACTTGCATGTGTTAATGTTGCTGTACCATTTGCTCTAGCCGATACATACAAGTTAGCTTTTGCTGTATTAGCATTAGCTGTTGTAGGCATAAACAATATGATTGAGTTTGCCCCTACTCTTGCATCAGTTAAAGTTGATGAAGTTTGATTGGCTGTCAAAGTTATACTTCCTGTGGAATTTAGTTTTCCGTCTATTGTATTGTTTAAAGCACCAGATACTAAACGTAAATGTTGACCTTGGTCTGGCATAGATAAAGGTACTTTTAAAAATTGATTTTGTGCCATTATCTTTTGCCCTCTGCCCTAGCTTCTATTTCAACACCAGACATTGTTGTAAAGTTTCCTGTTACATTCACACGAACACGATGAAAACGAGTTGTGCTACGCATAGGACACGTACCATTATTTTGTGTTGAAACTGCTGTACCTTCGGTAACAGTATCTAACTGTGAAGAACGAGATAATGGGGTTACTGTAACAGTTGTCCCTCCAACACCATCAACAATAGGCATGACACTAATTAATGTTGAACGTCTTCCTTTTGCACCTTCAAATTCAGTTGTATCTACTGTTGCTGTTAAACTTGTTGCAATAAACTTTCCAAATTTTTTATCGCCACTAAATCCTGCTAACCCTACTATACCTTCTCCATAATAATACGAGTCTAGTGATTTAGGTAATGTATCTAATGTTCCAAGTTTATCTAAATCTTCTAATGAGTTAAATGCTTCTTGCGATGCACTTGCTAAATATTGAATAGATAAATCTGACCCTGTACTCCATTTATCTACTGAATAATTATAGATTAATAATTTATTATTTATATCTGATGATGTAGAACCTGTAGCACCACCACGATAAGACCAAGCAACAATACTATTGTTAGGGTCCACAGCAGCACAAATACCATCAAGGTTAGAAGATAGATCATCAAAGAAAAAATTATCTACTTTACCATTACCAATTGGTGTTAATTGTTGACCACCAGTTAGTTTATAAAATCCATCTTGTGCTAAGAAGAATATCATATTACCAAATGATACAACACTTCTTGGCGAAAAGGCTCCTATGTTGTCTGCAATTTTATCGAATGTAAAAATAAGTGGAGTTCCCACATATGACATACGATAAATAGCACGTTCAAAAAAAATAATTCCAAAACTTTCTCCACCTACGATTGCTTGTACGTTACCATGCGTTCCAACAACATCTTGATAACCAGATTGTGTTGTTTGACTTGGTGTCCATTGTGTTGAATTATTTAACCCAGACCATTTAACTCGTTGGTTATATGATGTACCTGACTCTGTAGTATAACCTGCTACAACAAAATCTCTTATAACTGCTAAGTATTTTGCTTTTAAAGAAACTAAATCACTAAAAGCAGTATCAACCCCTTCTTCAAACTTTTGTATATTATCAGCGTTATTAGCTGCAATTATATTAGAACCAAATTGAGTAAACGCCCAAAAGTCTCTGGCATTTTCTGTAGTTGAGTTAGAATACCCACCTGCTTTGCTTTTATCAATAAACTCCCCAGAGTTATTCATTTGGTATAATTTAGTAGCGTCTCCTGCATAGTTTGTTGTTCCACCACCAGAAAAAGAAGTAAATAAACCTACAGCATTTCCTGTTAATGCTGTCGTGCTTAACTCTTGAAAACCAGGCAAGGATTTATAACCAACTTTTAAAGGTAAAACATTATCAGCTTTCAATGCGCCTGTGTTTTGAAACGTAGGCAAATCAGCTTGTAACTCGCCAAAAGGTATCATCGGTAAACTCTTCTCTTAGGAGCAAATTGTGTTGATGTCATTTGCAAAGGTGTTGAAGAGTGTTTTCCTTTATCATCACTTATATTAGCTTTTTGTACTGCTTCATTAAAAAGATTAGCCCAGACAGGAAGTCTTTCATCATTTTGTATAAAAGGAGTTGCTTCTAACAAAGAACCATACAAATATAATTCAGGATAGTTTGTTAAAATATCATTTGTTGTATTAGAGTCAGATAACCCTGTTATACGTTTGTAGTAATACATGTTAATCGTGTAAGCATTATCTGGCGTTGGACCAAAATAAATTTTATCTCCAATAATGGAGTAATAAACAGGAAGACTATTTCCTGCATCAATATATACTCTATTCAATTCATTAGGAGCCATAAATTGCAATTCTGTTTGAGGACTTGCAGAAGTATTTTGTATTGAAATAAATTCTAAAAATCCTGTTGGAATTGAAATATACTTAGTACCTGCAACTGTGTCTGTTGTTGTATTAACAGCCATTTCACGTAAGCGTAAATCTTTTGCATGACGTGACTCTGCTAAATCAATAAACGTATCTATATTCGTTGTTAGATCGTCTCTATTAAGATAACTTGCAATCTCCGTTTTTAAATTTGAATAAGTATCTAATGCCATTTAAACTCTTCCTGTCCATACTCGAAATGCTCTATTATCACTATCGTTCAACCATCTTTTAAAACGAACATGATCTAATATATCTCCATTAGGAGACATAATTTTTTGTTTTGCTAATTGCTCAACAATAACCAAGGGGATAGAAGCAACATGATTTAATTCTCCTGTTTTACTTTTTCCTTCCCCCAGGCTTTGTTTAATTTTATTTTCTTCAATAACAGGGGTAACATCTTGCGTTCTTTCAATGTGAAATTTACCTTCACTTTCATCGGCAATAAAATTAGTATCAACAATATCTTTTGAAATAGGTAATTTCTTTGACATTATGATGATAGCTCAGTTACTGAAATTTGCCCTGCTGCTGTTGCGTATGCAGATACACTATCAGATGGACTTGTTTTTACAGTTATTGAATCATTGGCACTCAATAACAATCCATCTTTGTTAGCAGCAGTTCCTTCTAATTTAATATAAGCATCAACTGTTGTTGACACATGAACCAAATATACATCAGCAGATATAGCTGTTGCTAAAACTCCTGCACCTGAATGATCTTGTACTGTATATTTGATCGGTCTGTATTGATATGTGTGTGCCATAATATTCCTATCTTCTAATGACGTAACTTATGTCAGCAGTACAAGAAGCAGTTTGTTCACCATTACTACGAATATTAATAGCGTCTCCTTCTTCTACTAATATTTCGCTACCAATTGATAATGCTACTCCACTTTCATCTGCTGTTGCATCTGGAAGAGTTGCATCAACACCTGTGTCTGCACCATTTTTCAAAATGTCAAAAGTTGTATCTGCATCTATGACAGTATGTACGTTCATAATAATATCTTTAATTTTTCCCCTATCAGGAATTACACATACAGGACTTGCATTATCTGCTGTTTGTATAGCAGTCATATTGCCACCCATAATAAAATAATCATTTAAAGTTCTCATTTTTTCCTCTTATTGTTCCGAGTAATACTCTTCAATATAAGGGGCCTATAAAGGCCCCCTTAAATTCTTAACTTAACCTAAAATTAAGAAGTAGTTAAATCTGCAACTATACCTGATGCGCCTTCGTTTCTTGAAACAACGCCACCTTCCATTAACAATAACATGTGAGTGTTATCGCCTGTTTTTGCTAGTTGAGTATTTTCAAAAGGTCTTAAAACATTGAAACCCCAAAATTCAGAATCTAATACGAAACAATCTCTGTCTCTTTGGAATCTGTTAGGTTTAACTGTTAAAGTACCGAAATCAGATTGATATACATCTACACTTGCTACAATAGTTTGTGCAGGTACTTCTCTAATAGCAGTAGAGCCACCTGTAAAACCAGAGATAGCTTGTTTATTAAATGGACCCACCATAATAGTGTCTGGGTTTCCACCTGCAACATAACATTCTCTGATTACTTCTTTTAACATAGACTCTGCGAAAGCTCTTTGAGTACCATCAGTTGCAGTACCAGTTGGAACACCATTAGTATGTGCTGCAACTGCTCCACCTGCACCTAAAGAAGAGTTTGTATTTATCCAAGTTCTTAACCCTGCTGTTTTTCTAGCTGCATTTGATGCACCTACAGTTGGGATTACGTTAGCTTGGCAAATACCTGCTTCGACGTCTCTTTTCAGCTCCTTGCTATTTTTTGCGAGGCTATATGCTAATTGAGTGCTGCGTCCAGCAGCATCTACTGCATCGTCTGTACCAGTAATGATAAAGTTTTTTGCATAGATTTGCGTGTAGTTGTGAAGTTCTTTTGTAGCCACCTGTGCCGTTGCTGCGTAGTCGTCTCCTTCTACTTGAAAGTTTGATGCACTTGCTGCTGCTAAAGAGTCTGTAAGCCACTTAAACTGTGTGTTAGTAGCTTTGCCTTTACCCATGCTAGAAAACATTGGGGTATCTGTTGGACTTATTGAATATATAATGTCCTCTAGCTGCTCCCTGATGCCTTTCATATCATAGGTATCAAAAGTATTTCCTGGCTGTGCCATGATAATTTTCTCCTAAAGTTGTTGAGCTTCTGTCCAAGCAAGAAAAGCATCTTTTGCTTTTTTATCATTCCCCTTATTGGGATTGCTTTTTAAAGAAGCCATTGCTTTTTGAATAGCAGACGTCTCTTCCGAAGATGTTGGCTGTGAACCAGAGGTAGTTACTTTAGGAACTCGTTTAACTTTCTTTTTATCTAGTTTTGCTTTTTTTAAATTATCTAATTGCATTGCGTTGTACGCTACCAAAACTGTTCTATGATCAGTTAAATTTTGTAATTCCGTTTCTGTAAATCCTTGTGTTATTAAAAAGTTTTTAATATCATTTTGGATTTTAGGAGCTTTATCTGGGTCAGCAAATACAGGCAGTTTTTCAACAAGTTTTTGTTGCTCTTGTTTTAAAAGAGTTTGTAACTTAGTTTGATATTCTGCTTTTTGTTCTTGCTGTTCTTTTTCCAGTTCAGCTCGTAATCTATTTTGATGTTCACGTTCTTTTGTTAATCTAGCTTGTACTTTTACATATTCTGTTGGATCTTCTTCATAGAGTTTTTCCAAATCAGATTCAGACATACTAGGTTTATCAAAATTGCTAACAACTTCTTCAAGTCGTTTAACGTATTCGGATTTTTTTTGATTAGCCACGTTCATTTCATCTAAGATCTTTTGACGTTCTACTTCAAGAGTTTTACGTTCTTCACTTAACTTAGATGTTTTTTGTCGGTAATCAGAATCTTTAGCGTAACCACTTTGTAATTCATCTAAAGTAACTTTAATTGTCTCGCCATTGACTTTGACTTCATAAAGTTGCTCGTCAGTTTCCGTTGTGGTGTCTTCCGATGCTAATTCCAAATCGTCAGGGGTTAATTCCTGCTCTTCACTTTCAACTTTAGTAGGTTGTTCTACTTTCGTCTCTTGTGGTTCGTCCTCATTCCTTGTATCTGTGGCAATATCTTCTTGCGAAGTATTTAAAAGGTTGATGATTTCGTTTTCTGCTGTGTGCTGTGATAGCTCAACAGATTCCTTTACAGGTTGATCTGCCATTTTATCTCCTTAATTTTATATAAAATTATTGATGAATGTCAGAAAGTTTTTTATTCGCCAATTTTCCTGTGTCCATCACAGAAGTAATTTCGTTGATAATCGTTTCTAACATTTTACGCATGAGAAATATTTTTTCTCTTGCTTCGGTATCTCGAAGAGGAGATGCTAACCATTCTTGGTTTAATCTATCTTCGATCTTTTTTACTGCATCAGTAAAAATTTCGTCTTCTAGTATTCTCTTTGCTTGATTTCCTAGATGAATTTCTTTTGACATATTTTATACTCCTGAACTATCATCAGTATAATCATCTGCGTCTCCGTAACTTGTATTTCCTCGATAAAGATTACTGCTACTTGAATATGGAACATATACATTATTCTGTTGATTATCTGATTGTGACATTCCATCATTACCACCTGTATTATATTTAGGTTCGTAATCTTTCTTTTTATTAATTTCTTTTTTAGGTTTATTATCAGTTTTTATTGTATTAATTGCTGTAATAATTTCATTACCTTGATCTTGTGTAAAGTCTCCACGTTTGATTAATGCTTTAATTGTATCTTTGTATTTATCTGTTAAGAATTTATCAGGAACAGTAGAAACATTTCCTGTAGCTGCTGCTGCCATAATAGTATCAACTGCATCTTGCAAAGAACCATGAGCTACAGTTTGACCATAACCAGTCATAAACTTACCTGTACTTGGTTCATAATAACCACCAGATTGTGTATGATACACAACATCACTTTGTTGACCATGAGGAGAGTATTGATTAACTAAAGAGTTTACAAATTTCGCTGTTCCAGGTATTTTTATTTTTGACGAACCAATAATGTTTGGATTTATTTGATTAATAGTATTGTTATAAAAATCAGCTTTTTGTTTCATCATTTGATAACGTCTTGAAAAATTAGCTAACCCTACTTCTCCTGGACCACCTTGTGAATACATTCCTTTTTTTGTTAAAGCATTAATGTAATTATTATATTGTCTATCGTTTAGCATTTGCATTGGTGCTTCAAACATTTTAGCACCAAGAGCCATCATAGGAGAAGCAAAGTTCATACCTTGTCCTGCTACTTGTGGACCAACAACACGCATATTTTCATCTATATAACCTTTGCTTTGACCAAATTTTATTATCTCTTCTTCACTCATTTGTGACAAAGGAACACTAGCAAGATTTAATGTTTCAGTATTAAATTTATCATCTGCACGAATATCTCCGTATCGTGTTGAAATAACTTCATTGTTTGTATTATTCGTATCGGATTGATTGTTATAATCAATTGTAACTTCCGTATCTTCTTGATCGTTACTAGGAGTTGACCCACCTACTTGTGGAACAACTTCATATTGTGCAAAATTTTGTTGTGGATTTGGTTTTGCTTTGTATGGAAATTGATTGAAGGTAGCAAAATTAGGGTCTAGGTTAGCAATTTGTGCTTCATTTAAACCACTTGCTAATAACGTATTGTAATTAGGTAAAGTATAATTGTAATTATACAAACCCATTCCACCTGGTTGTATTCCTAATAAGTTTGCTATCTGTTCATTAGCCATTCATTTGTCCATTTGTTTTAATTAAATCTACTTCTATTTCAGCAGCCTTACGTAATTTTTCTGAATTAATTTTTTCTGCTTCAATTTTTAATTTTGTTTCCAATTCTAAAATTTTCTTTTGCATATCAAAAATCATTTCTTCACGCTTTTGTTCTAGCGTTGCCATTGTTTTTTGTTTTTCTACTTCCAACTCTGCCATAGCAGCTTGAATAACTGGATTAGGCTGTGGAGGTTGTGGAGGTGGTGCTGTTGTAGGGTCTAAGAAGAAAGGTTCTGCCGATTTAAACCCTGCATTGACAACTAACTTTTCTAATGTGTTGTATATGTTTTGTTCGTTTACTAAACGTCCAAAGCCACCATTCTTTACAAGCATTTGTTGTATGTTTAAAATTTGTGATAATAAATTTACACGTTGATCTGTATTACCTGTACCTAAACCAACTTGTATAGATACGTCCATTTCTTTATCGGCCCAATCGGAAGGGTTCATTTCTACAAACTGATTGCGTAAACGAATTATACGTGGTTGATCTTGATACTTTGTTGCCAATTGCATAATGCAACGGAACAAATCTTTCACACCTGTCTCTGCAAAAATACGAGCAATAAGTTCTATTCGCTGTGTTGCTGCATTAACTAACGCATTAACACTTGTTGCTGTTGTGTGTGATTTTTGTATTGTATTAGGGTCTGCTCCCATTTGTGAACGAGAAATACCTGTTCTTGCTTCTTTAAGTTGGTCTATTTTTTCTAACATTGCTAGACCTTCATTTAAAAATGATGGCGTAGCTAATGGGGTTACTGCACCTGGTCCTTTAGTTCTAACAATACCACCAGGGCGTGAAGTAATAAGATCATCTAATTGTACTTGCCCATCAATAACTAAATGTCTTGCATTGTTTTGCAAGTACATGTTGTCCATTGTTTGACGTAGGACAGTTGACTTCATTAATTGTAAATCCATTACTAAATCTGCAACACTCATTCCGTAGAAAAGATGTGGCATAGGAATAGGTGTTACCATAGAGAAAGGTATGTAATCTATTTCTTCGTTATCTAAGATAACAGACTCGTTGGCCCCCATTGTAATTTTTCTTAATGTTGGCTTTCCTTTTTTATCGTAATCAATTTTTGTATAACATTCTATAATTTCAACAAAGTCTGTAGTCTTATCAATGCTTTGATATTCTGTATCAGGCGACTCTGTTTGATAAAGTTCTCTTTCTGTATGCTCTTCATTATACATACCATTATTATAACTAGGAAGTTTATCTACGAGCTTTTTATCAAAACCCATTTCAATAACTTCTGCTCTTGTTTTAATAACTCGCTGTGCAAGAAATTGTGCATCAGTTAAACTTTTTGCATTTTTAGAACAAAACATTTCTTCTGGCGCTACATTCTCTACACAAATACGACCTTCTTTTTTTGTTCGTGTTATTTTTACATTATGTAAAATTTCAATATTATTATCTATAACATCGTGTTCATCTACTGTAACTGTCTCATCAATTAATAATGAATTATATTCTACGTCTGTTAAATTAGCGTATTCTTCTGTTGTATTTTTTTCTATCTCTTTATAGTAGTGTTTTACAAAACCATTTTTTTGCAACAATGCGTCTTTGAACATTGTATATAAAATCATAAAGCCTGGATTGTCTTTCATAAAAATATAATTGACATAATCCGTACATTGTTCGGCCATTTGTTGATCTTCAGGACCTTGTGGGTCAAATTTTACAATTTGTTCTCCTGCTGTGAAAATACGAAGCAAGGAAGGAAGAATATTTTCAACAACTTCCAACACATCTTGCGTTACTACCTGGGAACGACCTTCAATTTCGTTACCATAAGGTTTTCCTAAATAATATTTAAAAGCAGTTCTACGTTCTGAACCAATAGTTCCTTCATAAAACCCTATAGAATTTTCTAATTGTTGCCCTAATAAAGATAGCAACTCTGAATTTCGCATTTTAGCCATTTAATCTTCCCATTTTATTTGCAATGGCCCATCATCTGCGCCTGTAATTTGTTGTTGTGTCTTATCGCCATACACTTTTGGCACTAATTTTGATGCTGTCCAATGTGTATCGTGCATTAACAACTTTAATACATGAGCTTCTTCTAATCCAACTTTGCCTTTACCTTGTTTTGCACGTTCTAATGTCTCTAAGGCTTTAGCTCTGTTGTCTCCAAGCATATATTCGATACCTTCTTGTTTACTTCTATTGTACTCTTCTTGAAATCCTTCTTTTTTTCTAAGCCATGTACGTATAGTTTCCCAATCAGGCATATCTTTGTCTCGGCATATTGAACGAATAGACTCGCCATTAGCTAATCTATCGCAAATATCCTTAACCATTTGCTTACTATATTTTGTTGGCATTACCATTATACTATTCCCATATTTCCATAATTAATTTTACTTTTAAAATCTGTTGTTTCATTCATTCCAACTGCCAAATATCGTAACGCATCACAGGCATGTGATGCCCACGAATGTTTTGGTTTATTTAACAGTTGTCCTGTTCTATCGTTTCTTTCCCATTGGTACTGACGCAATGCTTCAATACCTTGTTTACATTTATCTCTATCAAACCACATACGAGAAAAAATCATACGTGTTGCATTAATGCCATCTTCTATTGAGAGCTTTGGAACAATAGTAAAAAACAATCCTAAATTATTTGCAATCTCGTATCGTGACTTACCACTAGAGAGTTCACGTTGTCGTAAATCATGTGGTCCGTAATGATTTGCATATTGATAATCTTTATTCGCTAATACTTTGACGTAATGATCTAACCCCATTGAGGTATTTTCATAATAATCTATCAGATGTATTCTATTGCCCACACGTTGGAAGAACCATATTGCTGTGGAGTCTCCAACACCCAAATCCCAAACAGTATCTACTTTGTAATTTTCATCGTAATCTATTTGTGTGATACGACCTTCGTCTTGTGCTTTTGTTAAAGATCTAGTGTAGATACCTCCCAAAACACCTGCATCAAAAGACACTTCAAATTCTTGTTCAAATTGTTCTTCACTCATCATCTTACGAGCAGCTTCTAATTCATCTTTATCTATAATTCCTGTTTCACTTGCTTTAAACACAGCCGAATACCATTCATCAGGATTGTTAACAGCATTGTCATACAAATCGAAAAATGCGTTATGACCTGCAGGAGTACCTATGGCTATAAGCCACCCTTTCCTATCCGATAAGGCAGGACGTAATACTGTCCATATATCAGGGGGCATCATTGCAATTTCATCTACAACTATTCCGTCAAATCGTTGTCCACGAAGATTGTCGTAAGAGTCAGCACCAAACATTTGTATTGTTCTGTTACCTGGTAAGGTAACACGAAGCTCGGTGGTGTGGTATTGCACACCTGGAATTTTTTCGGTGTAGTCTATGCAGTATTGCCACGCTGCTTGTTTTGCCATTCGGTACGTAGGGGCGATATATCCATACTTAGGACTTGGTAATGTATTCAGCATACATTTTTTTAATATCTCATTTAGGACTAAGCATGTCTTACCAAACCTACGATGTGCGACTAGCACATTCCATCGCTTTAAGTTCTTATGAACAGTAAGTTGATGTTTACGTGGTTTATACGGAATTATTATTTTTGGCATTATCAAGGTGTCGATACATTGCATCTACATCGTCAGATTTAACTACTCCTTGGCCAGACTCATTATGAACAGGAGTTGGTTTATTTATATCTTCAACCAAAGCCTTAAATTCGTCCATAAATGAATCAGTTTTTTTCTTTTTAGTTTTTTTAGTCATAAGTACCTTCGTTCCTCTTTTGTTCCCCTATGGTCAAATATGAGCCGATAAGGGCTATATAAGGGGTGGGTCTTGAATGTGTGTGGGTCCCCTACATTATGGGTAAGGTCTGTGGGGGTGGCCCTATTGCTACCATATGCTACGTACACCTAGTTACGAACTAGGTTAGCGTGGTTACATATGTGGCAGTTTTATTATGTTTTTTGTTGTTGTTTGTGCTTGTGTGATACTTTTTGCGATACTTTTGCAGTACAATTACGCCCTATATAGGCTCTGTACGAGTTTCAGGGCATAAGAACAGTAAACCCACCTATCTTGACTATTTACTTACCTTTTTTATCTGTACTTTTATCCAACTGATCTAATGCCATACGTACCAACTGTTCAATTGCAGTAGATTGTGAACCTATTCTATTATTAAAGCGATAGTTTTCTATTCTATCTTTGTTCTTATCATCAGTATTGAATTGTAAACGATGAGGTTTTGATTGTGGCTTATTCATTCTGATCGTCTTTAAACTTTATTACTCACTTACGCAATTATTAATTGACATTACTTACTTACTCAATTACTGACTTACTAACATATTAAACAAGGGAGAAAATATGGATAAAGTAAGAAAAATAAAAATAGACTTGTTTAGATCAGATAAGCACAAAGAATTATTTGAACTATTGAAACCTAATTTAAACGATAAAGAGCAGCACGAAGCAGTTAGTCGATTAATGTTTATGACTTCTAAAGAAGTGCTTTCAGTAATGAGTAAACTTAGAGGGTTAAATGGACCTTTATATTTTTAACTTATTAATTGGCGCTTTAGTATTTAGCATAACTGGGCTTGGATTTGTGAGCCTAGTTATGTTTTTAATCTATTACTTTGAGGGAGATAAATAATGAATTTTAATAATCTTGAAAAATACGAAGTTTGGAAGGACGAAGTTGATTATTGGTTGACTAAAATCCCAGTAGATCAATTTAATGCAGTTGTTAGATCATTAAAACTAATTAGTGCAAAAAGAATAAATGAAAATGATCTTAAAAAATTAAATATAAAAAAAAGGAGATAAATAATGATAAAGAATACTGATTACACTTCTTTTTTAAAAACCATTGAACAAAACACAGACAAAAATTGTCATAGTGAAAATGCTGTCTTGATAGCTGTAAACTTTGGTAGAGAATTACAAAAGAAACAAGCAATAGAAATTATGAGAGAGCATGAAAGTCAAGGTCATATGCCTTACTACATGGGACTAGCGAGAGATTATCTTGTTAAAGATATTTTACATAACATGGTTAATAAAAGATTAGCCAAACAAATTAACAGTAGATTGTAAGGGAGGTTAAATGAGTTGGGAAATTATTGATAGTCGAGATTTGTTAGAAGAATTAAAAACTTTAGACAAAGAATATGACGAAGATAGAATAAAAGAAATAAATAACCTCATTGAAGAAGTTGGAGAAGAAGATTTTGAAATGGGAATTGCATTTATTCACAAAAGTTATTGGATAGAGTATTGTGAAGACTTTGCTTATGATTGTGGTTATTTAGATCGTCAAGATGATAATAACCCTTTACACTTTCACATAGATTGGAAAGATTGGGCAGAGTCAATGGCTATGGATTATAGCATGATAGACTTTGATAATTCAGAATATTATTGGAGGGCATAATGAGTAGTTATTCTTACAGAGATATTCTTGAAAATGGGATTGAAGTTTGCGCCAGTTGTGGAAGTGCAAACATAGAAAATAATCAGATTAAACATACAAAGAGTAAACCATCTGAATATTGTTATGATTGTGATTATGCAGAAGGTACTTCAATTTGTATGCCTGATAATACTATTTTTTATGCAGAAGCAGAAGTTACTTTAATGAAAATTAAGAGAGGTAAATAATGACTACTAAAAATAAATTAACTGAAGCATTAGATGAAGTTGTATCTCATCATATAGATATAATAACTGACTCAGATTGGTTTAAAGATCTTGTTAAAGAAAAAGTTAAAGAAATAATTAAAAATTGTGAAGGTAAATAATGATTGAAGTACACCCCCAACATGAATTGATAAAAGATATTAACTATCTGTGTTTAGAGATAGATAACAATAACCGAGTGTCTTCTAGTGTGCTTAGTCGAGTATTACTAGAAATGATAGAAATAATAACAAGGAACGAAAAGAAAATTAGGTCCCTACAATCACAATTAAACAATTTAAAAAAGGAAAGTGATAATGAGTAAAAAAGAAATATTTAGATTAAATGAAATTGTAGGTTCTTTGATGATTAGCCAATTTAAAGGTAATCAAGAAGAATATAGAAAAGTAATTAACACAATATTTAAAGAATTTTTTAAATTAAGTTTAAAAGATTTTAAAAAATATTATTAATGTATTGTTTCATTTATTATTGGCAGCGAATTATCATATTCGTTGCCTAAGTAAAGATCAGCAAATCTTGCAATGTCTTCCCTACTCTCAAATCCTGATATAGTCATAACTAAAGATAACCCCCCAGAATATTTTATTTCTTTTGCTTGGAGAACTAATTCGTCAGTTAGTCTGTAATCTCTTTGCAATAGATTTTCTGGTTTTAATGTTTTCTTTTTTAAGTTTTTCATACAAATTAATAATTTCAATTGGATTGCTACGCGCTAAAAAACAAACTTCGTAGAAATCAGGACTTCCAATATATTTTTGTGCGTCTTCAATAAAATTTTTTTTTACTTTTTCTGTTTGGTCTAAAATACCCAAAGCGTCACACAAAGCTCTATGAAGTGTGGCTCTGTATAAATAAATTAATCTATCTAAGGGTGTTTGTTCTACTAATTCTTTGAGATCGTACATATCCGATATTGTGTCAAAACACTTCTATCGGTTGTTAGAATAATATATTTTATCAAATCTATCGCAATAAGAACAAAACTAGAACATTATTTTTTTCTTTTAGGGTTCCAAAAATCATCTAAATCTTGCAAACCTTCTTGTAATCTACTTAAATTTACAACTTTTTCATCATCAAGTATAACTCTTCTCACTTCTTTTGCATTGTTTCGACAAGATTGTAGAGCTTTTAAGTATAAATCTTTAAAATGTAGGTATAACATTCTGTTATCGTGATGGCCCATAGAATTAACAATGTCATTAATTGTGCTTGTAATGTTAGGATTGCCTTGTCCAATGGAATGAAACACAGCTAATTTTTGACCTGCTGCAAACAAAACCAAGTTTTTATCCTTGTTCCAAGGGCATAGTTGCTCTTTTTGATACAATCTATCTAGTTCTGATTTATATAATTTTTGTAAAACTCTTGGACCTTTACCAATTGGTTCAAGTTTCATTAAACAATTGTCAGCAAGTCTTTCAAGCAAACCTTTATCTAATTCTCTTAATTTGGCTGCGCCATAATCAACTTGCGTGTGTTTTTTCAAATTTTTTTCCCTTTTTTATCGTAGCAAACAAGATCTTTTGCAAAACCCATGTCATAAATAAATTGATGTTTGCCATCTATAAACCCATTGTATTTGTGATCTTTACCTAAGTCGTTTAAACTTCTGATTTGCTGTTCCCCAAGCTGTATGTCTTCGTCAATTCTATCTCCATTTAACCAGGAGGAAAAGTGAGGGTAAAATTTAGGGTCATTAACAGTTGATAATAAAAAATTATAGTTTTCAACTACTCTAGTTTTATCGTCTTCATTTAATTTATTGTATGAAACAAATGCTTTCTTTTTACTTCCTACTCTTACAGTTAATTCTTTCCATACCTTTTCAAATTCGTCACTATATTTATTTTTATTAAGTATAGGTGTAAGTATAAGTGCTTTGTCTTTGCTTTCGTTTAGCTTTCCATTAGCTTTAGGTCTCCCTCCTAGTTTACCATTTTCTGATTTAACAAAATGATTTTTACTTACTCTTAACCACTCCTCAACTTGGGCCTTTTGCTCAAAACAATTTGATATTTCGTTGTATGAAAAAAATTTAATTAATATTTTATCAACTTTTTTTTGTGTCTCTCTGTCATATGCTTTGCATATTTCATAAACCTCTTCCATGTCTCTTGTGAGCTGCGCTTTATTTTCCCAAGCAAATAAAAGTAATCGCCAATAAATACCAAGATCTTCATTTTTTAAATGTACTGTATTAGCAACAAAATCATTTACCCTTACAGGCATAGAAAAAATTTTTTCTGTCATAGGTCCACCAAAGGAACGTAAGCTCTAGCTTTGTAATCAGTAATTTGTAAATACCCTTTAAATTTTAAAACTCTTAACATGTTCCAAATAGAACCAGTTGAATTGTAATTTAAAAAATCTTGTAACTCTCTTACTGTTGGAGATATTTTATTTTCATTATACCTACGATATATTTCTTTATACATATGAAGTTGAACAGGTGTTAATGGTATTGGTTTCATATTTTATTAAGGGGGGTACAATTATTAAAACCCCCCTCATTCCGAAGAAGCACCAAAAAAAGTTTGACCTACTTAATTTGGAAGAGCCTTATTGCTCTAATACAAAAAATATTGATTTATAAAATTTTGTCAAGATATTATGACATTGTAAAGCTATATGGAGATTTGTTCGATTTTATAATCTTCGTCAAATAGGGTAGCTGTAGTTATTCGTGGATAAATAGCTGTAAATTCACAATCTTTTGTCAAAGTTGTAATATCACTCCATTTACCATCTATTTTGCTTTGTTGTTTACTTTGCCACCATTGAAAAACGCAAGTGCCATCTTTGTTAAATTCTAAAACTTGACCATAATAAAACATATTATTTGCTTTTCTTTGAAGAAATACATCAACATTAATTAATCTTTCTTTTAATTCTTTATCATTAATCCAATTTTTATGATCAAAATCTATAAGAGAAAATGCAGGAATGTGATTACCCTCATATTCACCCCAAAAAAATGCTTTTTGTGTTGGTTTTAAATACGCATTATTTAAAAAATAAATAACTTCTATTGGTTCATCATAATTTCTAGGCACAAAATGAGATTTTGTATAATCAAACTTTTCAATAATTTCTGCTTTGACAATATTATCACTGATAATTTGATTTATTTTAACTTCTAAAACTCTAGCTAATTCTTGAAGCTGTGAAAACTTTACATCGGAACCTTTTAAAATTGATGCAATAGTTTGATGAGACATTGAACCATAACCCATAGGTTCATCAGCAGTAATTACAGATAATGTTCTTCCAGATGGGTGATGTCCTTTTTCTTTAACTAAACTATTTAATCTAGTTAAATATTTTTTTTGATCTAAAAGTTTCATTTGCATAATTTTTTAACCTTTTTATAATTTTTTATCAATATTTATTAATTATTGTAAATAAATGTAAAACTTTACAATTGCAACTAATATTTGACAAACATATAAAAATCTTTACAAAGTAAAATTATGAACAAAATTTGTATAAAAACTAACAAAAAAAATACGCAAATTAAGTTCATGTTGTCTTCAACAAGGACTTCTAAAAACTATGGGGGCCTATTGGCCCCCTTTGATGTCATATTTTCTCCTATAAAAAAAAGGCAGAGGTCACATGTTTAAGACAGTTTTATTAATAGGAAGTGGAGTTTTCCTTTGTTTGTTTCTTCGCTTCCTATTTCGAAAAAAGAAAAGGTTAGAAGATGTCGGTAGTGAAAAATATATTGCGTTGGCTCTTTCCAACACAGACGAAATCCACAATTTTGAACACAGAAGAAGACCATGAATATTATGAACGATACATTGACCACCAAATGCAAGAATACATTGATGAAGAAAAAATGCTGCGTTGGGAAGGGGAACAAGTTCCTCTACGTTTATTTTTAAAAGATAAGGAAAAAAATGAAACTGATTAACATTGGCAGTAACAAAGACGAACAACTGAATAAACAAATGTATAAAGAATTAAAAAATGAAATTTCAGAATTAAGAGAACGATACAGACAATTAGAAGAATTAGTTAAAAATAATCCTGATAAAAAAGTTAACAAGTTAATGAAAAAGTTAAAAGGCGAATAATGCCAACAGGAGATTATAAATTACAAAATGGTCAAGCTGTTCCTGGCACTACAACTATTATGGGTGCATTTAAAGATAGTGGTGGTTTGGTTCATTGGGCTTGGCAAGAAGGTAAAGCAGGTAGAGATTATCGTAAAACAAGAGATAAAGCTGCTGAACGTGGCACAAACATACATGATCTAGCTGAATGTCACATTTTAGGAAAACTTTATGAACTACCTAAAGATGAAATTGTTTTACGTGCATTTAATAAATTTAAAGAATGGTGGGAGAAAAACGATTTTGAAGTTGTTTGGACAGAAAAACAAATGGTTTCTGAAAAGTATGAGTATGGAGGTTGCCCAGATCTATATGTACGTCAGAAAACAAATGGTAAATGTTGGCTAATAGATTTTAAAACTGGAAAAAGAATTTACCCAGATACAATAATTCAAATGGGAGCATATAAAAATCTCATTGAAGAAAATTTACATGAACGAGTATTACACTCTGCAATTGTAAGACTTCCGAAGACTAATGATGATGTTGATTTTAAATTTTACACGGAAAAAGATTTAAAGTTAGGATTTAAACAATTCAAATTGTTTCGCCAAGCGTGGAGTAATAAATTTGAAATAGAAAAAATATTTAAGGAGACAGAATGAATGATTACGCACCCTTAACAGGTACAGTTAAAGAAAAATACCAAACAGGAAAAGGTAAACATGGTCTTATTATAGATTGTGATAACCCTAGTTTTAAATATCCAATTAAAGGATATGATGGAACTTTTGGAGCTACGTTAGGTTTAAATGTTTTTCAAGTTGGCGATAAGGTAGAATTTAAGTTTGAAAAAACTGATTATGGAACAACTATTACACAATGCACAATACAAGGTGGACATGGTTCCCAAGAAGATACAAGTTTTGATCATGGCGCTAATGTAGAAAACAGAGTTGATGAAGTAAGAACTGTATCAGAAAACAAATATAAAGATTATCTTTTAGAAATTTCCCAAGCAATGTTAGCGATTGATGAAATTAATAACTTAAAAGATTTAGACCAAGAAAACAAAAGAGCCATAGCTATTAGTGCTGTGATCAATGAAATGCGTAATGGACGATGAAGAGTTGTCTATGCACCTTTACAATATTTGTAAAGAAATGAAGTATTCGTGGCCAAGTATGAAAAAGGATATTGATGAAACAATCAAGAAAGATAGAGAAATATCGCAACTACATTCGAAGTCAAGAGTGCTGCATGTGTCAATCCCCACCTCGTTCACAAGCACATCACATAACCTTACAAGAGAAATACATAAACAAGAGGGGCATGGGACAGAAAGTAAAAGACCAATCGAATTTGATACCTTTATGTCAAAAGTGCCACCTTTTCGAACTGCACCGAGTTGGAGAGAAGAAGTATTGGAAAATGAAAAATCAAAACCCACACGAAATAGCGAAGTATTATTGGATAGAATATGAAAATTTATACGCAAAGAATTAGTCAAGCATTAGCAGAACAAATATCGCAAACATATTATGGCAATGTTGTTACGAGCAAAGTCAAAGAAGATATAATTATTTGCAGAACGTATAGTGCTGAAACTTTAGAAAAAGCAACAGAAGAAGTATTTAGTAAAACGAGTTATGAAAAAATAGTTCGTCTTTTGTATGACTCTGATACTGAATTTGGCCCTGTAACAGAATGGTTTAACAAAGATAAACCAGAATTAGAAGGAAATGAATTTAAGGTAGAAAATGAAAACAAAACCAGTTAAAAAATTGTGGCAAGGCAAGTATGTGTCTGTAAGAGATTATGAAATACGATCTGCTATTAGACAAGGTGGCTTGAAAATAATTCATAAAGGCAAGTCAATGGAATTAAATACAGATGAATTAAGCCATTTAAAGCCATCAGGACAGCCTATACAATCACAATTTAAAGGAACATACCAATTAGTTAATATTACCTGGAAACCATTAACAGAGGACATAAATCAAAGGAATTTATATGAATAGAGCATTAATGACAGCAACCCAAGTATGCCAAGAATTAAATATTTCACGCCCAACCTTGTATAAGAGAGTAAATGAGGGTATTATTAAGTGCGTAAGATATGGAAGAGATTATAGGTTTAATTCTAACCATATTGAAGATTTGAAAGAAGGAGTATCATGGGA